TTTATACTGTGGCATATATCGTGCGTATGGCACATCGAACTTGAGAGCATTTGATAACTTTCGCCGTACATCTACATCTAGTCCTTCTAGTTTGATGTTTACTTCATCTTCGATGATTAATTTACAGGTTGCCAATTACCCCATCCTTTGTCATAGCGTGTTCTAAAGTTACTTAGACTCACATCATTATATAATATTAAATCACAATTAAAGTTAACATAATTTGTAACCAGTCTATTTGATCTCAAACTTGATTTACATAATGCAGTTATAGGTTTAAAATCTGATTTTAACAAAACCTTAGGTAACTTATCTTTTTTAATATATACTACTTTTGTAGATTTGTCTACCCAATTGTTAAGTTGTTTTTCTTTTACAAAATTATTCAAAGCAGAATTTATTTTATCACTGCTTTCTACCCTAAACATAACACTTTGTAAATTGTTTGGAATAAATTTACTCAAGGCTATGTGTATTTGTTCAACCTGTTCAAAAGCGTGTTCTTTGTCGACACAGACCAACAATGGATATCTATCTAAGTAATCTAAAACATTAACTATGTCTTGAAATCCGTATTGCTGTGAGTCTGCAAGCACAGTGGGTTCTTTTCTAAAAGCAACTGTATCTAGTAATGTGTCATTAGATTCTTCATCGATAAAAAATCCATATCGTATTGATTTATCTGATATTTTCTTTACATCTCCGTTGTTTACAAAAATGTGTTCATCAATATTATAAAAATTATTGTTTTTGTATGTAGGAATATATGAATCTTTATCTTGAATAATTTTTTCTACATTATTTGCAATTTCGATTATATCGTTGTCAGTTTGCCAGTCAGGGTATATTTGATGCAGTTTATAACAATTTAGAGCGTTCAATTTAAAATAATGTTCGTGAGAATTTTTTTCGTGAAAATATGTTTTAGTATTGTTAATAGAAATAGCTGCATCTAGTTTTGCAATATATTTTTTGTTAAATGGAAATCTAACTTTAATATATTCGCCATCTTTAAGATTCATATAAGATCTATGATGTGCAACAATATCTTCTTTTTTTACAATTGTAATAGATTTTGTTCTATCGATTTGTCTTAATTCGCCTTCTGTATTTTGTATTGCGTACTGCCAATTTTTAATTTCTTGTTTTTTAAATTGTGCGGTATAAATTTCTAGTTTTAATTTAAGCAGATTAAATTGTCTATCTGTAAGTGCTACACCTTTGACAATTTGCCTATCAAAACTGTTGAGTAAATTTACGTCAGAAGACTTTAACACAAAATTGTGTCCGTATTTTCCTAAAACTACTGCTAATAAATCTTCAATATTTTGTACTTCGGTCATATGTTAATATAACAAATTATAACCTATTAGTCAATCTATTTAAAGGAAGTCCTTGTTTTATTTCAGGAATTGTATATTCAGTCCAAGCATAATCATTTAACCATTGTTGCCTATCAGGTTTAACTGGGTTGCCTATTTGTGATAGTTCTTTATTTGCAACTGGCCAAGCCAAACTGCTAGGACCAGTGAATACAGGTATGCCGGATATAGCTGCTTGAATACCAGGGTTACTACTCCAGTTTATTACTGCAAAGCAATCTTGAAAACTTAAATTAAAATCATCATATGTACCTGAAATTTTTATTGGATCAACTCTGTATACGTTTTGGTATTGATGTTCAATTGCTTCTAATCTACATCTAGGATGAGGACGGAAAATAATAGGCATATCTGTATAACTTTGAATTTCTTCAATTATACTCATTACCCATTTACTCATTGTTGGCATATTTTGCCATTGTAAACTTTTATCGTGTTGACCACAAATTAATATAAATTTGCCATGTTCTTTCCAAGGTTTTAAAAATAACCCCTGACTTTCAGCTCTGCTATTATCCATACCAGTAGGACCAAAATAAGCATCACGATTAATTCCATTTAACCCTACCTTCCAAGTTGTGCCACGCTTTATACCGCCAACTTCTAACACTATAACAGGTTTGTTTTTTTGCTTACAAGTATTCCAAATATGTTTATTGCTACTCATTCGTCCGTGAAACAACACACTCCAGATCACATGAACATCAGCATCATCAATCGAATTACTGTTGCTGATATTGTGACCAGCATTACGCAAGCTGAATTCAAAAGCCTCAAAAACAGGCTTTGAATTCATTGCTCCATATTCAGTCCATAATTTAAATTTCATAATTAAATACTCAGTACTATTTAACAAGGAAATAAAATGACAGACATAACAGTGGTTACAACATTTCACAAAGAAGGAATGGAAAAATACGGACAACGTTTTTTAGATAGCTTTGGAGAACGTGTAAGTGCTAAAGTGCAACTGTTAGTATATGCAGAAGATTGTATTCCAAATGTAGAAGCAAGCAATATAACTGTGTTAGATGCTAATACAGCTTTACCTAAACTCCAGGCTTTTAAAAAACGCTGGGGTAATGTGCCAAAAGCAAACGGTGTATGTCCACCTGAAATAAAAGCAAAACGTCCAAGAGATTGGATGAAGGAATTCAAATGGGATGCTGTGCGTTTTGCTAACAAAGTATATGCAGTATTTGATGCTTGTGAAAGAAATAAAGACTGGGTTGTTTGGATGGATGCTGATACATTTGTTCACAATGATTGGACCTACGATCAGTTCAAAGAATGTTTGCCAGATACTAGCTGGATAACTTATGTAGGTAGAGGCAAAGGATCACAAACTTGGCCCGAATGCGGATTTTATGGATTAAATTTAAACAGTCCTATATGCAAAAATTTCTTAGAAGAATTCGAACGAGTATATGAAGATGCCGAAAATGGAATATTTTTATTAGAAGAATGGCACGATAGTTATGTATTTGGTGATATTCTTAATACTTGTAAAAGAGTTGCACCTAATGTGTTAGATTATAGTGCAGAAATGTATTTGCGTGAAGCAAAAACAGGCGGCGGCGGGCACCCGCTGATTAACACTAAACTGGGCAAATGGATTGATCATATGAAGGGCGACAGAAAAAATACAGGAAAAAGTTTACCTAAAGATATTATGGTAAAGAGAACTGAAAGTTATTGGAAGTAATTTCTCCATTACTTATACGTTACTTAACATATTGTTTTATATGACTCCAACATTGTCCGCTTTCTAATTCTTGGAAATTCCAATGGAACATACTAATACGTTGTAGCCATTTCAGTCTATTAAATTCTTTAGGATTATTTATATCACACAAATCGTGATTAGAAACTTCTGCACATTGGCTTTTGTTTGGTTCTGTTACAAATGCATGATATCCTTTTATAATAGGACCTACTATACCACTGCTGTTTTTATTAACAACTGCATAACAATTTCTTAAATCATTTTCTATATGATTAGAAGGATCGCACATCATAACTTTCTTAAATTTTAAGAAAGGATTATTACGTTTGTTTAAAAAGATTTTTGATTTCTTGCACCCCGGATGCGGTCTAATTTTTATAATTCTTTCACATCCAGATTTTCTTATTTTTTTGATGGCCTTTGTTGTCCAATCAATTACACTTTCTCCGCTCATACTCCAGCCGCCTTCTCGCTGAAGTAATATTAGAATATGACCGCCGCCGTTTTTTTGTTCTTCTAATTTTATACCTGTATGTGTAGATATATTTTTCCAGCGAGTTTCGTCTATGTAATCATCACAATAGATTCCTGTATCTGGAAATACTCCATTTAAACTGTATCTCAAATAACCATGAGGATTGGTTTTGTTTGCGTATAAAAATAAATTAGCATCTGCAACGATAGTGTATTTGTTGTTTCTTGCCTGATGTTCTATAACTTTTTTTCGTAGACTTAAATGGGGAGCTGTTGTATCTGCATACACCCAGCCTTGTATCAATGCAGCATCGCAATCTACAGCATTATAAGATCTAATCAAATCAGATTGATCTCCAACTCTTTGTACACCTGTATGAAATTTTAATAGCAGTTCTTCTTTTTGTTTGTTTGTATTACCTCTAGGAACACTTGTTAAATAATTAGCTACTCTCATTTAAAATACGCCACGCTGTTCCATTTTGCATTTCCAATTTGGTAAACTGACAATAACTTAAATGTGCTGCATATGCTTCTATAGTTTCCTTGTCAAAAGTTTTAACATCTTCTACTTGACTTATATCAGTGTTGCATAATACACTAGCAGCATTGGGTCCTAATGCAATTGCAGGTTTACCGTTTAATAGTGCCTCAGTAGCTGCTATACTATTGTAAGTTACCACACAATGCACATTGTTTTCCAATGCGTGTATAATATTAGCATCGCCTATACGTTCGTTGCGTTTTGGTTTCAAACGAACTTCGATAGGCCTGTCGGTGTATCTTTTTAGTTCTTTAACAACTTTTTCTGTCCATTCTTCTGGCAAAGGCTGATCCCAAAATTTCATAACTTTATCACTTGGTGGACAAATTAAAATTTTATCACCTGATGTAAACTTTTTATATTTCCAGCCGATCCTGCTTAATCTGTCATTTGGTCTATCTACTATAGGTCCAAGATGTTGTAGAGCATTTTTTGTAATTCTATGATATACTTTGCCTTTTGTTCTTTCGTTGCCCAAATAACCACTGTCTATAGCATAAAAAGTTCTTTTTGTTTCCCAACAATGTTTGATAGCAAGTTGACTCTTTTTTCCTAATCCTCTAATTAACAAAGGTACAGTTTTATCAACTTCATCTTCCCAAGTGCTTATTTCACCTCTAGGCATTCCTTGTACCAATGCTTCTAAATACTCGTCAAACTCATATCCTTTTTTCTGTGGAACAAAGTTTCCTTCTTCGATGTCTGGATAAATTGCAGCTACTCTATCGCCTCTAATTGCCATAAGTTCTTCCTTAAAATTTGTATCATAAAATTTAGCATCTGGATCCTTCAAATAATTAAAGAATTTAGTCATTAAATTTTTTTTTTGACTGTCCATTATAATATTCTCTGGATGTATTCTTTCACTTATAGAAACTTGCTTATCTCTTTCTCGTTTTTCTGCTAAACTATATGCTTTTGCATTTGCACCTTTGTATGCATATTCAAAATAATTTGCTTTTACCTTGTACCATTCTTTTGCATATTCGCAATCTTGATATTGTTCAAACCAAGGACCTCCTTCGGTATAATGTAATGCCTTTGGTTTTCCATCTTGTGGTTCTTTGTACCAGCCTACTAGCCAATTCCATTCATGACTCAATTCGCCTATTTCTGCATCTGGTACCCAGCTAAATCTATGAAAGTATGCACCTGTTTTATATTCATTGTTAACAAGATCTGGCTTCAAAACACTGTTGGTATAACTACCACAGTTAATCAACATCATACTTGACCAATTCTTTCTTGGGTAAACGTGTTGTACTTGGCCATCCATTTTTATACCTTCTTTAGGAGTATAATCATGTTGAGCACACATTATAGCATACTTGTCATCGGCTTGATCAAAAAGTTTTTTTACATCATCTAAAAAAACAAAATCACAGTCAATGAACAATGCCCACCCATCGTAACCTGCTAGATAAGGCACAAGGAATCTTGTAAAAGTAAATTCTGTGCTTGCCATTTTATCTATAGGGCGTGTGTATATTTCTTTTTTTCTTAAATCATCTTGCTTGATTGGTATAACTTTTACCGGTACAGAAGCATTATCTAATATACTTTGTTTGCAAACTTGGAATGCAATATCTTCTCTGCTATCCCAACCTACATATACTCTTAATGGTTTAATCTCTTCGCTCAATGTCTTCCTCCGTTAATTCGTTGCCTATCCATACTTCTATTACTTTAGCACTTTTGTTGTCTAGGTTTACAGCCTTGTGCCAATATCCAGTTGGTATATCTATACTGTCTCCTGGCACCAATAAATGACTAGTTTTATTACCAGACTTGTCTTCTAAGAACATATTGATTACACCGTCTACAACGTGCCAATGTTCACTGCGTTTAAAATGCCTTTGATCACTAAGTGCGTGTTCTTCATAGAATTCAAGTTGTTTAACTTGCCAACCTTCACCTTTGTCTAACACAGTATACTTGCCCCAAGCACGTTCAGTTGTAGGTTGGCTCCATTCTTTTAGTATCCAACTGCTTGAATTCTTTTTATCTTCGCCACCTACACCAAATACAAATTCAACATCGTTGTATATCATTTCTGGAATATTGTCTTTGGTTCTATCACCACCGTTAGCAAATACGACTTTAGTTTGGCTGCCTACAGTGGATAACACTTGAAATATTGCAGCACAGGCAGTATCGTCATCGTCATTGAATCCTATAACTTCGTTTACACAATCTAGTTCTTTAATTATTGCACAACGTTCTTCAAACGGCATAAATGCTTTACCCTTTTTACGTGCAAGCCAAGCATCACTATTCACACCTACAACAAGATGGTCGCCTAATTCTTTTGCTGCTTTAAAATATTCTATGTGTCCGCTGTGCAATGGATCAAATCCACCAGTTACTATTACAACTCTCATTTATGTTTACCAACCAAATATATAATCTTTCCTTACGTTTGTAATTTCTTTGGCACCGTGTGATTTTAAAAAGTTTCCTGCACAATATTCAGTTTCAGGATGTTGTTCAACAATTACAATAGGCTTGTATTTTAAAATTGTTTCTATGCCTCCTTTGAGAACTTCTAATTCATGACGTTCACAATCTATCTTTATCAAATCAAATTTAGGCATAAAACTGTCGTCTAATTTTTTAACTTTTATATCGCCACTGTTTCCATTTATAAAACTGTTTCCGGTATTGTTAGGATCATAAGTCATATCAACATTTTTTGTTTCGCTTCCTAAAGCAAAATTTTGTAATATCACATTATCACAACTTTTTGTATTTTCTTGTAAACAATCCCATACTTGTGCCATTGGTTCAAAACTAATAACTTTTTGAAACTTTTTTGACAGTGGAACTGTCCACAGTCCTACATTAGCACCTACATCTACTGCTACATCAAAGTCTGTAACATATTTGTATGCTTCATCTCTTACGTCATCTTGATATTCGGCAGGACCGCCTTGACTGATACGTTTTGTTATCATTCTTTCAAAATGAGTATCTGTATCAGGTAACCAATAATTATAAACTTGTTTCATTAACTATTCTTTCTAACTCGAGCCATTTTTCTACTACTTTAATTGGTGTATAGTACTTAGTAATATGGTCTTGGCCCATTAAAACTTTTTGATAAACTTCGTTTGGATTGTTTATAAAATATTCAAACCCAGTTAAAAGATTACCTGTCCATATATAGTCTTTTAAATCGATATAACTCGGAATGTAACTTTGTGTTATAACAAATTTTCCTTGTTGTAGTGCATCAATTGGTCTATTGTTTCCTTTACCCTTTACAAATTTTTCTATTTTATCATTATAAAAAATTGGCAACAAAATTGCATCGCTATTTTTAACTATTTCTTCTTGTGTTTCAAAACTCCAATCTGTCCACCAGATTGGATCGTCAACGTTCTTATTTGTAACAACATCTAAGTGTACGTTTGGCTGTACAGTTTTCAGATCGGCAAGTATTATATCGAAGTTAACTTTATGAATATTTTTTCTTGCTCCGTAGCACACAAGTTTTACAATATCATCCTTGGCAAAAACTTTTTTTATTGGGTTGCTTTGTTTTCTTTCTGTTAAGTCTGCTATAACATAACATTTGTTATTAAACAATCTTTCTACATCTTTTGCTAGATATTTACAAGTAGCAACAAAAAATTTACAATGCTTGGCAGCCTTTGTATATAAATCTATAACATCTTGCTTATAAAATTTGTAATCTGATATATCACAAATAAATTTTGCATTTTTTTCTATCAATATATCTAATATTTCATTTGTAAATTTTTTGCCAAATACAAATAGTCTTTTATCGTTATGTTGTATTTGATTTGTATCAGTTATAAGCCCGTTATTGTTGCTATCCATATTTTCAAGTAACAGAGTACCCCTTGATCTAAAACTATACCTGCTGTGACTATCTTTGTCACTTACAAAAAAATACATTATTCTTCCTTATATTCAGATAACAATCTACGTATTTCGCTCCACGTACCGAGATCAATATAATCATCTACTTCTATGCCTTGCGAATTATAAAATGGAGTATATGTCATTTGTTTAGCATTGAATTTTTGTTTCAGTGTGCTTTTTTCCATATATTCCATTGCGGGCATAAATGAACTTGCTCTAAATGCAAAACTACACCAGTATGCATTAAATTTGCTAAAGTCTGTTTGCGGTTTATCTTCGTAAAATTTTACAACATCACCTTCCATTTGTAATGCACCTTTTGTTGATAGCATTAATGGATCTGTTTCTTTTTTGTAAAAGAAAACAAATTCGTTATCTTCTAATTTGTTTTTTACTTGTGTATACAAGTCTTCAGTGCCTTTTAGTTTTAAAATAGTATCTGGTAATAATACTACATTGTCCTCACCAAACCAACTATATGCACTTTTTATTGCACCAGTATATTCTAACTCATTTGGATTTTGGTATACAAAGGCAATATTGTATTTGTCTTTGTATTTTGAAAGATATTCAACTATTTCAGTTTTGTATTCATTTATTACAACTACAAAATCTACACTGTTTCTGTCATAGTCTTTGAACCAGTCAAAACTGTAATCTATAAGTGCTTGATTCTTGTCTAGTCTTAATATTTCTTTAGGATAAGGTAGATTTAATCTTGTGCCTTTGCCTGCGGCAGGAAGTATAACTGTTAGGGTCATACTTTATTTACAAAGTTGCGTCTTCCATACCTGCAACTCTGAGTTTAACAATGTTTGTAATTTGCCATTGTTTTTGATCAAGTGCTTTTAATACACCTAACCATTTGTTACGCATTAGTGCGAATTCATTTATAATTTTTTCATAGTCAACAACATCTTGTTCGCCGTCGACATATTTTTCTACGTCGCGACTGCTTAATGCACGTTGATAGTTTTCTAAGTATTTGCGAAAAAATGAGCTACGCAATTTACGTAGCTCAATGTTTAAGTATTCTAATATAGCTTCAATTTCTTGCAACTGATTAAATCTGTGTTCAACTATGCCTGGCATTTCAGCCGACTGCTTTTCTACATTACCTTTTAACTTGCATTCAAGTCTTGCTGCTTGAAGTTCTGTTTCAAAATGTTGTATAGCCGCAGGAATCTGCGTTATGTCTCTGCTTACTCGACTGTACCAAGCCATTAGTCATCCCACTCATTGTAGTCGTCTATATTGTTTTCGTCCATTTCTAAATAATATTGAATAGCATAATCTAAGTGTTTGTCAGTACCTAACATTTCTTGTAATTGATCATCTGCTAAACCGTAATCTATCAATGTGTCTACATATTTTTCTGCTGCAAGTTCTATATGCTTTTTATCCAAGTATTCTTTAAAAAGCATCCAGATGTCTGCTACAAACTCTTCATTCATCTAAGATAGGCTCCTCGTCATGATCCACAACTTCTTCGGTTGCGTTAGCGATATTTACCATTTGTTCTTCTTTTGCCGGTAAATCGGCCATGATCATTTCGAGTTT